GTTGTTGTATCCACTGCATCTTCTCATCGATTGAGACCAGATGATGTCATTGATATGACAGTTGTCTCTACTGCTACAAGTTCAGTGTCTGCAATATACGATCCCGTTACTCGATTTATAAGTATTGGTTCATCAATCAATCCTAGAATTGATGTTACTGTTGGAGATTACTTAGAATTTGATGTTTCTCATCCAAGTTTACTAAGCACTAAGTTAGAATTTTTCTTGGATCAAACTTATAATAAAACGTTTGTTGGATCTGGTGTATCTGCATTAGAAATTACAAATCAATTCGCACCAGGAATTACCTCGGCAAAAACGACAATACATTTTACAGAGCAAGTTCCTTCAATATTATACTATAGATTTACTTCTCAAAATCCGTCCAAGATTATTGAAATTAATAAAGATATTAATGAGTATTCAAAAATAGTTGTTCGTAATAGTAAGTTTACAGGAACACATTCACTGACGACAACAACAAATCAAACATTTACATATAATATTTTTGAAATACCAGAAAGAGTAGGTTATACCAGTGTATCATATATCAATTACATAACAAATTCTACTAACACAAAGGGATCCATTGCAAAAATTGATATTTTAGATGGTGGAAAAAATTATAAATCTACACCGAAAGTATCTGTAGCATCTACAACAGGTTCTTCTGCAACACTAAGGACATATGGATCAAACATTGGTTCTATTGATAGCGTTCAGATTTTAGATTTTGGATATGACTATCCATCAGACAAAACACTACAACCACAAGCAGCAGTTCCTCAAGTCATCATACTCAAAGATAATTATAGTGTTGATACTGTTGCAATTACCTCTACTGGATCAAAATATCTGTCTGCACCAGATCTAATTGTTTATAATAGAAAATCTAACACCGTCAATACAGAAGTAAGTCTTGTTGCTTCTTTATCTGGAAGTAGTGTTGGATCTATAAACATTGTCAACGCTGGAGGAAATCTCAAGAGCACTGATAATGATCTCATTGCAGTCAATAACACTAATGGTGTTGGAATTATTAGTGCTACGTATTCTGCACCAAATGTGACACTGAAATTACAAACACCAACTTCAGGATTTACTACATCTAATCCACTACCGTTTGCTGTTGGAGATCAAGTATTTGTTGAAAATGTTGGTGTTTCTACTGGTAAAGGATATAATTCAGCACAGTATGGTTATCGTTATTGGACAATTACTGGAGTAAACACTGCATTTGGACTAGTCAATCAAGCTACAATTTCTTATGCAGTAGATGAAAATCCTGGTGTTCATGATGGGTTGACATATGGAAGTGTATCAAATGTAAAAGATATTGCTACATTTAGTTTGACACTAAAAGAAGGTGAATTTTATAATGGCGAAGAAGTTTATACTAAAACATCATCAGCAAAAGTTATTACTGGAAAGGGTTCTGTAACAGATGTATTGAGAGTTGATAGTCTTGTTGGTCTCAATACTGGTGATTTGTTGAAAGGTAGAATTTCAGGTGCATCTGGAATTATTGAAAGTATGCAGAATTACTCTGGATACTTTGATGTCAATTCAACTATCTCAAAAGATTTTGGATGGGAAAGAGACACTGGAAAACTAAATGAATTTTTCCAGAGAATTCATGATAGCGATTACTACCAACAGTTTGCATATTCTCTAAAGAGTAAAGTTGGTATCAATAGTTGGAGTGAACCTGTTGATAGTTTAGGACATATTGCAGGTTTCAAAAAACATTCAGATTTACTTGTTCCATCTGATAGTCTTGCTGGACTTGGTAGCACTAGTGTATCAACTGGTATTGGATCTCAAGCAAGTACAATTGTATTGACCAATCCAGATGCTACAAAATTATATTGTAAGCATGATTGGGATCTTGTTTACGAAAAAACAAATAGTGATGCAACAATCAGCGATAAAATTATATTCAATTCAAATAGATTTGGTAGTTCTTTAATTTGTAAGTCTAACAGAGTACTTGAAATCGATGACATTAGTCCACAATTTTATTCTGATCCAGACATAAGTAGATCCATAGAACTTGATAGTTTTGACATCAATCAAGCATCTGCAATTAAATATTATGCACAAGTTGTACTTGATACTTCATTAGGAATTGTTTTCAACGAAACACAATATACAGAATTTGTCGTTTCTCATAATGGTACGATATCGTTCAACAATCAATATTCTGATTTATCCGATGCATTTGATTTGGGCGATTTTAGTACTTCAATTTCTGGAACAACCGTATCAGTCCTATTTTCACCATATAATACAACGTTTACTTATGATATAACTTTCTACAAAGAAAAAATTGAACCTGGTGTTGGTGTTGGAACTACTTCATTTGGACATATCAAAAAAGTTGGAGTTTCATCTTTTATTGCATCATCTGGATCTCCAACACAACAGATTATTCAATCTATTAATGCCAACGAATTCAAGAGTGGTAGTGTAGTTGTTTCTGTCATTGGAGTAAATCAAAAAAATATTGTTGAAGCATCTTTCCTAGGAATAGGATCTACTGCTCAATATGTTGAGTTTGGTAAGATGGACAGTGGAGTTGGACTTGGAACGTTTAGTGTAGATATGACAGCAACAAATACACTTCATCTAAAGTGGTTACCTGCCGCTGGAGTTGGTGTAACGGTTGCTATGCTGTCCACCTTAGTTGGTGTTGCAACGACAGTTTCTAGCGGCATTCCAGGCACCTCTCGTGAAGTTGGAGATGCTTCTTTGGACTGCACTAGAACTACAATTTCTTCCTCTGCATCACCATCAGCAGAAATAATAGCAATTATTTCTTCCAACAATTATGTTTCTGTGAAGTACCTTGTAGAGATACATAATACAACAGATAATCAATATTCATTCTTCCATGTTGCTGCAAACATTTATGGTGATGTGATAAATTATATCAAATATAATAATCTTTCCACTTCAGTTGATCTCAGAAGAGATATACAAAATACTGATATGGTTGTTTCAGGATCTAATGGACTATTAAGATTTACTCCAAGGGCAAATAAAGCATACGTTGTAAGAACATCTGAAATTAGGATTAATAATCCAGATGATGTAGCATCTGATGTTGTCATAACCCTTCCATAAATACTCCAAAAAAGACATGGGATTTGAGTTAGGATCTGTAAATAAGCAATATAACTCAGCAACGGAAACCTTTAGGTATTCGTTCAATTTAACGCACGAAGGAGATCCTATCTTTCATAAAACATTTGATGGATCAGATAGTTCTGAAGTTTTACTTGGTGCAGATAGTTTTGTTATCAATAATCATTTTTTTGTAACTGGAGAACCGCTTTACTATAATGCTGGTCCAGGAAATTCTGCCATTGGTATTGATCACACTAGCACTGGTGTAGGTGGTGCTACAACTTTACCACAAAGAGTATTTGCAATAAAAATTAGTGAAAATAAATTCAAGGTTGCAGCTGCAGCAACTCTTGCAATTTCTGGAAATGCCATAGGTCTTACAACGGTTGGGGTGGGAACAACTCATACATTTACAGCAGAAAAACAAAATAGCAAGTGTATTATTGCTCTCGATAATGTTATTCAATCTCCCATCTATAAAAGAATAGGTGCTGCAACAACCCTATCATCGATAAACAATAGAATTATTCAAGTTAATGATATAAGTTTATTCAAGAATTATGATTTGATCCAAATTAATGATGAAATTATGAGGATACAAATTGTAGGTTTTAATGATATTTCTAATGAAATTTTAGTTGATAGAGCATGGATGGGAACATCTACAGGAAGTCATTCTACTGGAGACGCTGTTCAACTTGTATTTGGTGACTATAATATCAATAAAAATATCATTACTTTTGCAGATGTTCCTTTCGGCGGCATTCGATATACTGTTGGATTTTCCTCATGTAATGTAAATTTGATAACAACAAGTTTTACTGCTCTAGATGATGTTTTTACAACAGGATCACAAGTTCTTTTACGAAGTTTGACACCACCAGCACCGTTAGTTTCAAATCAAAATTATTTCCTAATAAAACAATCTGCCAACAACTATTCATTTGCATCAAGTTTAGACAATGCAATTGCGGGAATTGCAATTAGTCTTACTAGTACTGGTATTGGTACACATAATCTTGTTTATGTTGATGTTACTAATGGTAGTTCTTTTCAAGGAAGATCTTTTATTCGATCAAATTATGAAGGGAATATTGTTATTGATGATATCTCACAAAACTTTACAGGAATAGCAAAAACGTTTACCATAAAAAGTTCTGGTGTAAATACAACTGGCATTACAAGTGATTTTGGTGTAATATTAGTCAATAATATTTTCCAAAAACCAGAAGTTGATTATGAGTTTCTTGGAGGAACATCTACTGGCATTACTTCAATAAGATTTACTGGAAATAGTAATGCAACTGTAGAGACATATAGTGCTTCTGATGTAAATGCTAATAAACTTCCAAGAAAAGGTCTTATTGTTTCATTAGCAAATACTGAAGGTTATGGATATCAACCACAATATGTCGGAACAGGAACCGCAGTGGTCTCTGGATTTGGAACAATCACGGTTGCA